AAAATATTTTTCTTTATAGTTTCCGGTCTTGATGATGATTTCATTACATCGTTCAGTTTATCGACAATCATATTTTTAGAAAAACTAACCGAATTGTTAAATACATCAAATCTTGTATTAATAATATAATGACTCTTATAAACTTCGGTGCGTTTTATATATTCCGCTATTTCATATATTCCATACCACATTTGCTTCCAACCGAGATAAGATCCAGATGTTTTTCCCATGCGACCAGTAGTTTTTCCTATCAAATCTATTTTGCTATCATCTAAAATAATAATTTTTTTTATATTAACAGACAAATCGTCAAAATAATCTTTTATTAACTCTTCTGTAACTAATGAATCGTTTTTTTCCATATATCTCCAACTCACATTTGTCTGTAATATGTTCCATGTTTGTATATATATGGTTAAGTCATATTGGTCGTTGAGTTCTTTTATATAATCGTAAAGATCTTTATTTTCAAACGAACCGCGTATATGTCCCCTTAAAATAATCGATAACTTCCTTGACATTATATATAATCGATATAAAATTGATCGAACACTATAACTTATATTCAATATTAAAACACAAAATGGATCTCGATCAACAAAAATTATCAAAATCGGAATGGAACAATATAGAAGTTCCCGTTTCAGATTCAGAGAAAAAAATTCTCGCTCTTATTGTTGATGGTTATCATAACATCAACATTAAAACAAATGATACACTTTCATTATTGTCCTATATGAAAATGGAAACTGTTCCTGGTCTTGAGGCCGAATTATACAAAAAATATTTTGAAGCCAAAATCGATGCTCTCAAGAAAAAGTACATAAAAATAGAGATAGTAAAATCGATTACTGAAAAGAAATCAAAAAAACCAATCCAGTTGAAAACCAAAGACTTGATTCGTATCAAAAGTATGGATGGAAAAATAGATCAACAGAAAGGATTGTATTTCGAATTCATATTGATCGAATTTTGCGAAGAGATTTTGAAGTCGGTTCATTTGAAAACTCCTAAATATGCGTTTTATTTATATACGCTAATTCAATTGAAAAAATCAACCATCCCGTTATTGAATGGACTCGTCTTGGAATTTGTCGATTTTGTAATTCATTATACAAAAGACAATTTGAATATTAAAGACGTAATGAACCAGGCATATTCATTCATCGAAAAAAATCCATATTTAATAAAATACGAGGATAGATCTCTATTTGATCATCAAAAACAGCTATTCACTGTTTTCAAAAGAAAGACATCTCCAGCAAATTTGGTTCTTTATATTGCACCCACAGGAACAGGAAAAACACTCTCGCCAATTGGATTGGCGGAGAATCATCGCATCATTTTCGTATGTGCGGCAAGACATGTTGGACTCGCTTTGGCGAAATCCGCCGTTTCTGTTGGAAAACGTGTTGCATTTGCATTTGGATGCGAAACCGCGTCTGATATTCGTTTGCATTATTTCGCAGCGTCCGATTATACCCGTAATAAACGCACGGGAGGGATTGGAAAAGTGAATAACAGTATTGGTGATAAAGTTCAAATAATGATATGCGATGTGAAATCTTATTTGGTTGCTATGCACTATATGATCGCTTTTACACCAATGTCAGATGATGAGGATAGTAGACCGGGATGGGATTTGATTATGTATTGGGATGAACCCACCATTTCTATGGATTATGATTCACATGAACTACATGAAGTTATACATCGCAATTGGTTGGAAAACAAGGTGCCCAATATTGTTCTTTCGTGTGCCACTTTGCCAAAAGAAGGTGAAATTATGGATACCATTCAAGATTTCAAGGTAAGATTTCAAGGCGGTGAGGTTCATAGTATCATTAGTTATGATTGCAAAAAGTCCATTTCGGTATTGAATAAGGATGGATATTCGGTGCTACCACACTTCTTGTTTTCGGATTATTCACTTTTACAAAAAAGTGTGTGTCATTGTATTAATAACAAGACTCTTCTGCGATATTTTGATCTAAATGAAATCGTTCGACTTATTGAGTGTGTTCATTCCAAAAACGCTATTCCAGAGAGGTTTTACTCGGCCGTTTATTTTGGAGAGGACATATCCAACATTACTATGAATAGTTTAAAGTTTTATTATTTGGAGGTTTTACAGAATATTGATCAAAGTATGTGGCCAGAAATTTATAATGAACTCTCGGAAAAACGCAATCCCAAGTTTTTGAAAAAGATTCGTAAGGTAAGAAGTGTTGAGATAGATATGGCGAAACCATCGGGACAGCTTAGTCGTACAATGAGTATGGCTGTTGTCAATTCACCTACGGTTCCCCTTCAGCAATCTTCTGGTGGATTATTGATAGTCACCGAGGATGCACATACATTGACGGACGGACCAACTATATTCTTATGTGAAGACGTTGATAAAGTGAGTAAATTCTATATTCAGTCTGCGAGTATTCCCGAGAAAGTATATCAACATGTGTCTGAGAAAATATCGATGAATAGTATTTTATCAGAAAAGATCGAGAGTTTGATAAGAACTCTTGAAGATAAGGCGGGAAAAGAATTGGATAAAGAGAATAAGATTGAAAAGGATCATATGTCTCCAGAAATCCAGCGTATTACAGATCAAATAAATTTGATTCGTTCAGAGATTAAAACGGTTCAACTAGACTCCATTTATATACCAAATTCTACTCAACATCAGGGGTTGTGGGTAAATAATGACGACATTGTCAAAAACGCCTTTATGCATAGAGTTGATGAGAATAGCATTAGAGAAATCATGTCACTTAATGTTCCTGACCAAAAAAAACTATTGTTATTGTTGGGAATCGGTGTTTTCTCGAAGGACGCGGATTCGGGAAAACCGGATCATCTGGCATATATGGAGGTTATGAAAAGGTTGGCATATAAGCAACAGTTATATTTGATTTTGGCCACATCGGATTATGTTTATGGAACAAATTATCAGTTTTGCCACGGGTTTATTGGAAAGGATTTGATGAATATGACACAACAAAAAACTATACAAGCTATGGGACGAATTGGACGTAATCAAATACAACAGGAATATACGATTCGGTTTCGCGACGACGAGATGTTGACACAGTTATTTATGCCGGCGGAATCGAATAAAGAGGCGATTACGATGTCCAGACTGTTCAATAGTTAAGGGAACCTACGGTTCCCTTAAGATCCCTCCCTTAATTGTATTTGTTTTAAAGGAAGGGGGTGCGGGGGCATAGGCTTCGCTGAACACCTTGGTTTCCCCTACAGACCATTCACCACATTCAACGCAAAAGGATTTCCCTTCAATTGCGATAAAAGATCAGGATTTGTACGATCTGGTTGTGACAACCCCATTTTTCCCTGTAGTTTACCCATAGTTCCCATAGATGGAGGCATCGATGGCATAGTAGGATTCACATCACGATTATTAATCATATATTGATCTTTCGCTTTCGATTGCATATTCACATTGGCCGAGTTCAATGACATATTACCCTGAACTAAACGTCCATCAATCGTCGAAGCTTTAATATTATTATTACGCTGTCTGTACTCAGCATCATACGGTCTAGGTTGACGAGCATTTGCTCCTGCACTCGAGTTACCCGAATAGTAAAAATCAGACTGATTCATACGTTCGGTAATAGCTGGTTGATTTTCAGTGACAATATAGGCTCCTCCGTTTTGTCTTGCATCTATATTAAGATGAAACTTGGAATTTTCTGTGGTCTCGCGAATTGTGGGACCAGGTCGATCTCCCGGATTGAATACGCCAGGAAGAGCAACTTTTGTCGATGCATTTTGGTAAGGACGGAGTGTACCGATAACATTTTGACGTCTCGATGGGCGTAAAATGTCGAGTAAAGGTGCGACAACCGCACCAATAGCACTGCCAACCATACCAAAGTATTCTACTTGTTGATTCGCCGACCTATTATTCGGATAAGCAAATTGTGATTTCATTCCGAAGTCTGCTTCATTTGGCCCTCCAGAATTTTCAGAATAAGCTATACCAACCGGAACTGATCCCAATTGAACATTTCTCGATTCCATATATTCACCATCAGCATACGTACTCGAATTCGTATATTTAGCACCACCTGAATATTCCATTGATGTTTCGGGCCGATTCACGAATCGTTCAACTGGAATAGCTCGCATGGTTTGACCTTTTTCTAAACCCGTAGTTGTCAAATATCGATCTTGTCCTTGCTCAAACGATTTCTCTGGACGATTCTTCTCAACAATACCAATTGATCCAGTGGTTTTCACATAACTATTTGCGGGTCCTTCATGTCCAAATAACATGGTACCGCCAGCTTTCGAATGACTATCTACACGTAGTTCATCTACAGTTTTGGGCATCCATAATTCACGCCCTAACATCCCCGAGTTGAATCCAGCACTCCCTTCAGTTCCATAACCCAATCCAACACCCGGTGCAACTTTTTCTTCTTGGAATGGTTTTACATTTGCCATACGCATACTGGGATTTACACGGGATTGATAAAAATCTGTTTGATTCGGTGCACCATATGCCCATTGTAAATTTTCATCTGGTTTGAATAAAGGTGCTTGTTCTTGTTTTGGAATATGATTTGTTCCTGTTCCTAAATAGTTATCCATAATAGAACTAGCGGCACCCTCTGTATCTTTATAATTACTGTGATAGTTACTTCCAAAAAAAGGGACCATATTGTTATGACGGAAATAGTCACAGCTCACCTGTTGTCCGGCGAGTGATTTAAATTTAGTGTCACCAAGACCATCCGGGCAAGATATATTTCCGGAATACATAGATGGCATAGCAAAACGGGTATCCGATTCATTTGGATTAAAGTATTTATCAGTATATGCTGATCCTTCGTATTTGTTATTATGTGATAATGAACTGGTTAAATCGAGTTCCGCTGCTGAGGTCTGATTATCATCGGGATAATTTTTATCGGGTATGTTTGAATTGGGTAAATCTTCAATGCGTACTTTGAAATTCTCGGCTCCTCCATTATTAGGCTTTTGTTTTGATACTAAATATAATCCGGCCAATGCGACCAACGGTATTCCAATTTCCATTTGTATTTATATTATATAGTCTAATAATATAAAATAATAAGGGGAACCTTTTGCTTCGCTAAGGTTCTCCTAACACCCCCTCCTTTTTTATAAATTTATATGACTGTGTTAGTGTTAAAATTTTTTATTATTTTTTTCAATTAAAAACTTCTGGGATAAACTATAGGATATTGCCTTTGCATTTTATTAATTTGAGGGAGGGATCTTAAGGTCTGGAATCCAGCAAAGCTGGATTCTGAAGACCGTAGGTTCCCTTAAAGAAGTCTTTTTCCAAGATCCTAGTCTGAATATTATCATGAAACTGTTTTTCAATATTTGCTTGTGGATTTGTCCAAGGTAGTTCCCATCTAGGATGTTCTAAATCCCGATACATCCAAGCCGGGTGACTAGCTCTTGATTCTTCTACAGTTGGGTTCGCAATAGGATAAGAGAGTGTGGACGAATTTGCTGCAAAATTTTTATAATCGCTCTCCAAAGAGTCACAATTCAACTTTCGCGTTAACCCAAAAAGGTCGTTTTCCAAGCCTATCGTATTCGTCTGTAAATTCGCACCCCATCTCTGAATTCGTAAATGCGGATCTTCGAAAAAAGGTAGGTTTATACCAGGCCCAGGAACATCTAAATTATATCTACCAGCGAAACTAGTTTCCTGTGCTTGTTTTTTGATACGATAAGGATCGTCATGAAAACGTGTAAATGCCATTCTGATATACAATCAATACAAAATTATTTGACAAAAACACATATAAATGTTTTTTATTATACGTTTACAAAATGAGAATTGAAATTGTTGAAGAATCATCGCCTTCGTTATGCCTGAATATGATCGTAAGAACGAAAGTCGTATTATAAGGAGAATTCTGGAGTCTGTTTATAAATGGATCGATTGTTACTGTATTTGTGATACCGGAAGTACAGATGATACCATTGAAATCATTGAATCTTTTTTCAAAGAACATGGAATACCTGGAAAAATAGCAAGAGAGGAGTTCCAAGATTTCGGATATAATAGGTCCGTGGCATTGAAAGCATGTGAAAACATGGAAAATTTGGTTCCTGACTATATATTGCTTTTGGATGCAGATATGGTATTTTGGGTGAATCCAAGTTTGACAAAAGACGATTTTAAACGATCCCTCACTGTAGCTGACGCACATTATATGTATCAAGGAACTGAGCAGTTTTTCTATAAAAACGTCCGAATCGTGAGAAATAATTTTGATATTAGTTATTGGGGAGTTACACATGAATATGTAAAAACTCCACCGAATACTATATATTCGACTCTTGAAAAACCGAATGTTTTTATCCAAGATATCGGCGATGGTGGTGCAAAAGCGGATAAATTCGAAAGAGATATTCGCCTTTTAAAAAAAGGCATTGAAGAATTTCCGGATAACGATCGCTATCACTTTTATTTGGCGAATTCTTATAAGGATAGTGGTGATTATGATAATGCTATTGAAACCTATAAAAAACGCATCAAAATTGGTGGATGGCAAGAGGAGATATGGTATAGTTATTATGCGATCGGTATATGTTATAAGCTAAAGGGTGATATCGGTAAAGCAATTCATGCATGGATGGATGCCTATCAATTCTTCCCTGAACGTATTGAAAATTTATATGAGATTATTCATTTTTATCGATGCGAAGGGAAAAACCGATTGGCATATCCTTTTTGCCGACTTGCAAAAGTAGAATTAGATCAGAATAGGAAATTGGACTATTTATTTATGCAAAAAGATGTCTATGATTATAAATTGGACTATGAATTATCGATTATTGGATATTACTGTAATACGGATAAATATGACTTGGAAAAAATATCTATGAGTGTCTTAAAATATCCCTACTTGGATGAAAGTATTTGTCGAAATGTATTATCGAATTATAAATTTTATGCACCATCCATTTCAGGGTGGGACAACGGGGAAATGGCACATTTTACGAAGATTGCGAAAACGGTGGGTAAAGAATTGATGAAACCTTGGACAAACGAATTTGTATCAAGTACGCCGACAATTTTATCTATGGATAACGGCCAAACCTTTTTTGTAAATGTACGATATGTGAATTATAGAATTGGCGAGCAAGGTGAATATATTAATCACGAAAATATTATAACTAAAAACGTTTTGGCAAAGTTGGTCCAAGATGAAAACGGATTTTGGGATAAAGAGTCAGAGATGTTTCTTTCTTATGACGTGGCACACGATAATCGATATGTAGGCTTGGAAGATGTGCGTTTATTTTTACACGGGGAAAAAATATATTATAGTGCGAATAGAGGTATAGCGGATAAAATGATTATTGAGGCCGGATCCATTGATACAGAGTCTGGTAAAACAGTGGATTCTGTCTTTTTAACTATGGATGGACAAAGAGAGATCGAGAAGAATTGGGTATATTTCCAAGGTGAAAATCGGAACAAAATGGTATATGGCTGGCATCCACTTATTCTTGGAACCATCGAAGGTTCTCAATTTATAAAAACACATGAATTCCAAACACCTACTTTTTTCCGACATGTGCGTAATTCCACGAATGGTGTTTATGTGAACGACCCAGTTTGGGGAGAAGAGATTTGGTTTATTGCACACGTTGTGAGTTACGAAGATCGTCGTTACTATTATCATATGTTTATCGTATTAGATAAAAACACATTGGCTCTGAAAAAATATACGAAAATGTTTACCTTTGAAAAAGAAAAGGTAGAATATACTCTTGGATTCGACTATAATAAAAAAACCGATCGCTTTTTGATTGGATATAGTACGATGGATAATTCGACCAAATTTATCAATATAGACAGATCTAGGATTACGACGAGTCTCTTTTAAGGGAACCAAGGTTCCCTTAAGATCCCTCCTATTCAGAAAGGATGGAACAAAGGAAGGGATTTTAAGGGAAACCTTGGTTTCCCTTAATGCAGGGAGCAAACGACTTTCTATGCCATTCGGTAATACCATATTGTTTAATTCCATCCATATGTGCTTTCGTTCCATAACCCATATTTGTATTAATACCATATTTCTCTGATAATTCGGTATTCTTTTCGCATAATTCGGCGATATATTGATCTCGGGCAACTTTCGCCAAAATCGATGCCGCCGCGATGCATGTATATTTATTATCACCTTTTTCCACAGTTTCATGTCGTAATGATCGAATTTCTTCTGCATCTTCATCATAGTATGTAAATGGTTTGAAATCATTTCCATCCACTAAAAGTAATATATTATTTTTATTTTCATCTCCGATCTTGGTTATCAATTCACGAATACATTCATGCATCCCTCTGAAAACTGCTTGACGTATATTTATTTCATCAATAACAGAGGATTCAATATATTGTACGGACCAGGCTTTAGAGTTTGATTTTATATATTCGGCGACTTTTTGAATCTTTTTTTTCGAATGGAACTTTTTTGAATCTTTCATATCTTCATGACGAAACGATGAATCATTTGGTAAAATTACCGCTGAAACATAAAGACGCCCGAATAGTGGACCTCTTCCTGCTTCATCGATTCCTATTTCAAATTGATTTGTGGTCGTATCAAACCGTGTTAACATATTTTACTTATCATTAACAATAAGAGCAAGGTTCAATTTTTATTTATAATGATATCTTATATTTATGCCAGAAAATCCCGGTCCACCGCCACAAGAAACATCTGATTCGACACTTATTACATTTATTGGTACATCTTTTCAACCGGAACCCAGTGGACTGAGTTTATCTGGGTCATATTATGATGATCCAACTTTATATTCTCCTACAAATACCAGACTCGTTTATTATAATTTACAAGGGAAATTTTATGCAGTGACCATTATTGGAAAAACTAATATTTCAATAGAATATGTTAGAAATAGATTTATTACAACCGTTTATAGTGCTATATTTAATAAAGAACCTAAGACCAATAAAACATTATGTTATTTGAATGCAAGAAAGTTATACAATGATATATCAACATTGATACCAGCAAAAGCACCAGCACCTGCTAATGAACCAATTTCTTTCTCAGCACTTTCTGTGGTAGCAGAAACATCCGCTGAAAGTCTTAATACAATAATTGGAACATCTATTCAACCAGAACCTTCTGGATTAACTCTATCTAGAGCATATATTGATGACTCAACATTATATAATCCTCAAAATACAAGATCTATTTATTATAATTTGAATGGGAAATTTTATGAAGTCAGCAATGTTCAATTAACTTCAATAAATAATATTTATAGTGCTACATTTAAAAAAGATCTCAATTCAACCTTAATTTATTTAAGAGGAAATAATTTATACAATGACATATCGATAAAAACACCAGCTCCTGGTCCCTCTCCTTCGAAAGCTCCAGCTCCATCTCCAGCTCCAGCTCCTGGTCCCTCTCCTTCGAAAGCACCAGCTCCATCTCCAGCTCCAGCTCCAGCTCCAGCTCCATCTCCAGCTCCATCTCCAGCTCCAGCTCCAGCTCCAGCTCCAGCTCCAGCTCCAGCTCCATCACCAGCTCCATCACCTAGTCCCTCTCCTTCGAAAGCACCAGCTCCAGCTCCAGCTCCAGCTCCTAGTCCCTCTCCTTCGAAAGCTCCAGCTCCAGCTCCAGGATCTTTTTTTTCAGGTTCATTATATCAAAGTAATAATCCGGCGCCAAATCCGTCACCAAGTAATAAAAATGTATATGATTATATATCAATAATGGGATCGGAACCAAGCGACTCTTTAGCACCGGGATTCTCAAATAAAAATGGTAGTGATCCGTCTCCCCCAAGTGGACTACAGTATGCAATTCCTCAATTTAATAATGCCACATTGTTAACAGCGGCTGGAAATGAACCCGGAACATTTGCATTTTCAGCAAGTAATCAACCAAATTCTTATATGAACGGGACATATACTGTAACCGGTAGTAGCTTTTTTAACGGAAATCCGACTCTGTATGGTGCTGATAACTGTTTTAAACGAAATTCGCCACCTCCGGCAAATGCTCCTTCACCGGCAAATGCTCCTTCGCCTGCAAATGCTCCTTCGCCTGCAAATACTCCTTCACCTGGAACCAGTAATAGTGGAAGCAGATGGCAGAGTAGATCTATGAATGCTGGTTCTGATAGATACAATACTTCTGGAACCTATTATGGAACAGTAACATCTAAAATTGACGACGTTTTCATAAAAGGTGAATACATAACTATAACTGCTCCTTACGCATTTGTATTAAAATCATATAATTTAGTCGATTCTGGCGGCGTTGCTGAAACTAAACCTATGTCGTCTTGGATTATTGCAGGCAATAATGACTCTGGATCTTCTTATAAAACAATTGATAAACAAAATAATAACACTCTTGTTAATGGTATATACAATTGGTTTGATATACCAAATAACACAACTGCATATTCAACATATATTATTGTTATTACAAATACATCAACAAGTGCGGCTCGGGCGGGGTCTGCAAATATTACAACTTGGAATTTGTATTCTCCTCCAGTAATAAATAATCCCGGATATAGTCCTGGATATAATCCCGGATATAGTCCCGGATATAGTCCCGGATATAGTCCCGGATATAGTCCCGGATATAGTCCCGGATATAGTCCTGATGGTCTAAATAATTATATTTTAAAAACACAAATTGTTCCACCTGTTTTTCCAAAATGCACCGCCTGTTGTACATCCACTGGTCCATGTGGGGTTTGTAACGGATCGGCATGTTTAACGCCTGGGTTAGCACCCGGATTAGCACCTGGAAGATCTCCTGGATTAGCACCCGGATTAGCACCCGGATTAGCACCCGGAATGTCACCTGGAATAAATTCTCAAAATAGATTTAATCTATTCTCCCCGGGAACGTCTCAATTCGGGCAAAATTTGTTCAATTCAACTGGAACGGTATATAACGGAACACTTGGAACAGGAACTAATACTTTAAATTCGGGAATAAAAAGTATAGATAACGCCACCACCAGTGGAATAACAACTACTGGAAACACCATAAGTTCTGGAATTAATACTGGAGGAAATACAATATCAAGTGGATTGAATTCGGCTACTAATACTTTAAATACGGGTGTAAACACAATTGGAAATACACTAAGTCCCGGTATTACTAAAGTTGGCGGAACTCTTCAAAACGTCGGAACTAGTGCAGGAAATTTAATACAATCTGCCGGATCTGGAACACAAAATACTTTATCGTCGGTTGGTTCAAGTGGGAGTAGCTTTTTAAGTAGTGCTGGCAATAATTTAAAAGATTTGATAATTTCTGGTGCGGGTGGAATAACCAAAGGAATTATGAATCTCACACAGTCATCTAAAAAGTATTCGTCACAAGGACCCGCATCAGATAATAGTAATGGTAATTATTTTCCGAACACTGGGAAAGTGAACTATAATATCCCCCCGCCTCAAATACAACTTATATCTAATACTCCTTCTGCATATTCGACGACCAAGTCTACTTCTTATAATTCATCTTATAATTCATCACCTTCTGTTGTTTTCAAACCAACTGAGAAAAAAATGGTAAAAGAAAAAACATACCCTATTTCGCGTTATTATACCAGTTTGGTTAAGTTTCCAAGATCGGGAACCGATTTTT